CTTAAAGAATAGATATACTGGTGACACTGGTGTAACTTGCCACTTGCATTATGATAAAGAAACTGGTAGAATGTCAGAAATAAATAATCCATTCAATAATAATGATGAAGATGAAGCTCAACTCTAGATAGGATAATAGTTATGGTAACAGCAATAGTTGATATCGAAACTGATAGCCTTGATGCAACCCAGATACATTGCATTGTAGCTTGTGACTATGCCACTGGTAAAGAAAAGGTATGGGTACAAGATGAATGTAAAGAGTTTGCATCTTGGTCTGAGAAGATTGATAAGTTTATCATGCACAATGGTATAAGCTTTGATGCTCCTGTTCTTAATCGTTTAACAGGATCAAGTATTAAACCATCACAGATTAGAGATACTCTTATTGAATCACAGTTATATAATCCTATCAGAGATAAAGGACATTCACTCAAGGCTTGGGGTGAGAGGTTTAACTTTCCGAAGGGAGACTTCACAGAGTTTGATTACTATACACCTGAGATGCTTGAGTATTGTAAGCAAGACGTAAGGATTACCAGAAAGGTAGCCCAAGAGTTAGAGAAGGAAGGTTCTAAGTTCTCCTCTAAGTCTTATGAACTAGAAAGAAAAGTAAGAGTTATAGTAGATCAACAAGAAAGAAATGGTTTCTCTTTTAACTTACGTGATGCCATGAGCTTTCTTGCCACACTAGAAGAAGAGCAACAAGAACTGGAGGACAAAGCCCAAGAAATATTTGAACCTACTGAAGTAGTAATGAAGACCAAGACTAAGTACATACCATTCAATATTGGTTCTCGTAAACAGATAGCTGATAGATTGATGGAGAGAGGCTGGCAACCTACGCATCATACAGAGAAGGGTAATGTAATAGTGAGTGAAGAAATATTATCTAAGATTGACATGCCTGAAGCACAGATGTTTAGCAGATACTTTCTACTACAGAAACGTACTGGCCTACTGAAAGCTTGGATCAAAGCATGTCAAGAAGATAATAGAGTCAGAGGTAGAGTGATGACGCTACGAACCGTGACAGGCAGGATGGCACACAACTCTCCCAACATGGCTCAAGTGCCAGCAGTGTATTCTCCTTATGGCAAAGAATGTAGATCGTTATGGACAATCTCTAATCCAGATACGCATACCTTGATTGGTACAGATGCATCTGGGTTAGAGCTACGATGTCTAGCACACTATATGAATGATCCTAACTTCACTGAAGAAGTTGTTAATGGTGATGTACATACTGCTAACATGAAAGCTGCTGGACTTACTGATCGTGATCAAGCTAAGACTTTTATCTATGCTTTCCTCTATGGTGCTGGCCCTGCTAAGATAGGTAAGGTTGTTGGTGGCTCATCTAAAGCTGGACAACAACTCATTACTAAGTTCTTATCTAACATGCCAAAGCTTAAGAAGCTGAGAGATGATGTTTCTAAGTGGTGTAAGGGTGGTACAATACCAGCACTTGATGGCAGACTATTACATATTAGATCAGAACATGCTGCATTAAATACTTTACTACAGGGTGCAGGTGCTATAATATGTAAGCAATGGCTTGTACATATTACACAACGAATACGTAAGTCAGGTGTTGATGCTAAGTTAGTTGCATCTATACACGATGAATACCAATTCGAAGTGGCTAAGAAAGATGCTCAAAGGTTCGGGCAAATTACTAAGGATGCCATGATAGAGACACAACGTACACTTAAGGTTCGATGTCCTCTTGATTGTGAATATAAAATAGGAACAACATGGAGTGAGACACACTAATGCCACATGACAATAGACCATTTGATAGACAATCCTATAACGAGAACGATGCTAGAGCTAAGAAAGCTATGGTTAATTATTTAACAGTAAATAATTTTACTGACATTGTAGATAAAGAAGATTATTATTTTGATGTCTCAGCTAATAAGAAAGTCAAAGGTAAAGATGAGAAGTTTTTCTTTGAGGTTGAGATAAAAAACCAATGGGATTCTTACTGGCCTGAGACTTGGGAAGAAGTACGTATTCCTCAACGCAAGCAAAGATTAATAAATAGAAAGGAGAAAGATTACCCAGAACATGATTTATATTTTGTTGTCTTCAATACAACTTGTAAGCAAGCCTGGTTTATTAAAGACAGTCTTGTAAACGAATCAAGTGTAGGGAAGATACAAAATTCTAAACGCCCTAAAGGCTCACCACACTTGGCAGAACCTTTCTTTCATATTCCTGTAGATAAAGCTAAATTAATTCAAATTAGCTCTTGACCTATAGAAATATGTATGATATAATTACGTTACAAAATTAAAACTCATGCCACAACAGCGTGGCTTATAGAAATGAAATGGAAAAGTAATATGGAAAATAATAACAACACTGTAATCATTAGCGGTAACTGCAAATGGGCTTGTCTTAATGAGCCTAACACTACCTATGCTCCAGTATGGTCGATACAAGTTCTTGTTGATGACAATAACAGATCAGTAATTGAGAATGGTTTCTACGATGAAAACGATGGTAACTACTACCCTATTCCTATTAGCACTAATAAAGATGGTGAAGAAGTTGTTACTATTAAACGCAAAGTAGATAAAGCTGATGGCTCTAAAAGAAATGCACCATTCGTTAAAGATTCTCAGAACAATCCTTGGGATAAGAATACTATGATTGGTAACGGTAGTTCTGTAAATGTTATGGCTAGAACTTGGAGATGGAACCACCAACAAGGTAAGCGTTTTACCACTGGTATTAGTGCAGACTGTGTAGGTGTACAAGTAGTAGACCTTGTTCCTTACAACTCCTCTGGAGCAACTGACTTTGATGTAGTTCCTGGTGGGTATGTAGCTAATACATCCACACTCGATGAAGATATTCCTTTCGCCTCTTAATGTAAACTAAGGGAGACTTGGGGGTGAAGTTTTAATTGTTTTGCTTCACCCCTATTTTTTTATATATGAAAAAGATTGAAACATTAGTAGAAGATATCTATAGTTTATTTACTTATGATCCAATTAAAATGGATGAGAAAGAAGTAGATAAATATATAGATACATTCGGAGAGATGCTCAAGGTTCACATTAAAGCATTTTTATATGAGGAACCTAGAACTAAAGGTAACCTAAGATTGTCAGCTATAGGTAAGCCTGACAGAAGACTTTGGTACGACATCAACAGTAAGAAAAAAGTTGATAGTATATCCCCTAGTACTAGAATTAAATTTTTATATGGATATATCTTAGAAGAGTTTTTATTATTATGTGCCTCCATATCTGGTCATACAGTTACTGATCAACAAAAAGAATTAGTAGTTGAAGGTGTTAAAGGACATCAAGATGCTATTATTGATGGTGTCTTAGTTGATTGTAAGAGTGCTTCTAGTTTTTCTTTTAAGAAATTTAAAGATAATTCATTAGTTGATAACGATCCTTTCGGTTATATGTATCAAGTTGCTGCGTATGCCAAAGCTAATAATTTAAATGAAGCTTCCTTCCTTGTAATAGATAAGTCTACTGGTGAGATATGTTTATTAAATGTTCCTTCAATGGCTATGGAAAATCCAGTAACTAGAATTAAAGACTTAAAAAATATAGTAAAAAGTAAAGACAAGCCAGACAGGTGTTATCCTGCTCAAGCTTCTGGTCAATCAGGTAATATGAAAATACATAGTAACTGTAATTTTTGTGATCATAAAATAGAATGTTATTCTGATATCAATCAAGGAAAAGGACTACGTAGTTTTAAATACTCTAATCGTATAGAACATTTAGTAAAAGTAGTTAAAGAACCTACAGTTGAAGAGGTAACTAATTTGTAATGCATTGGGAGTATGATAAAAAACCTGACCTAACTAAGTTTGGTTTTGTATACTGGATAACTAATATCAAAACAGAGAAAGCTTACATAGGTTGTAAACAATATTTTAATTATTCTAAAGGTAAAAAGAAACGTGAATCAAATTGGAAATCTTACATGGGATCTTCCAAACATTTAATAGAAGACATAAAGAAGTTAGGTAAAGATAACTTTAAGTTTAATATTATAGCTGAGTTTAAAAACAAACGAAGCTTACGATACTATGAGTGTTACTATCAAATGAAGTACAATGTTTTATGTGCTACCTTAGAAGGGTCTGATGAACCTGCCTTCTACAATAGTTTTGTAGGTGGTAAGTTCTACAGGCCAGTTGAAGAGTATTTTGATAATGACTGATAGCCCTTATGAATTAAGTACCGATGTATCTATGGGATCTTTATATGAAATAACAGGTAAAGATTCTCATAGATCATTATACGTTGGTGTTATACTACAAGCATTACTAGATTTAACTAAACCTAAGTATGACAAAGAGAAAACTTCTGTTCAAGTATATAGAGATCAAGCTCGTGCTTGGATATTTAAAACAGAAGGTGTTACGTGTGAAGACTTTGAAACAGTATGTACTTATGCTGGTGTTAAGCCTACTGCTGTTAGAAACTTTGCGTCTAATGTTATTAACTCAGGAGATATTTTAAATGTCAGAAGAAAATTTCAATCACTCCTCTGAAGCACTGAAGGTACAGATAGGTGGTGATCATTATAAAGATTGTGGTATACAACCTGTTGAGTATATACATGCGAATAAGCTTGACTACTTCGAGGGTAATGTGATAAAATATATAACTCGACATCGTACTAAAGGTCAAGGTAAGAAAGATATTGAGAAAGCTATACACTACGCACAACTAATACTAGCATTAGAATATAAATAGAAAGGGAATATAAATGGAAAATGAAGTACAGTATGGTATGACACTACCCATCTCAGAAGAGATAGACAATGTTAAGTATAGACAAACAGGAGAAGACTTTTATAGTAAGGTTGTACGTATTGCAGAAGCCTTAAAGGATACACCTGATCACTTTGAGAACTTCAAAGATGCACTCAGGCACATGAGGTTCTTACCTGCTGGTAGGGTACAGAATGCTATGGGTGCAGCAAGACAGACTACTGCTTACAACTGCTTTGTCA